ATTAGAAGAACAAAAAAGTTTAACTGATCAGGAAAAGGCAATTATAGAACAACAGATTGCTGAAAAGGAAAAAGAAAAGCAGCTTTTATTGGCGAAAAAAGAAAAGCTATCTGAAGATCAAAAGAATTTAGAATATGCTGAAGATTCAGGTTTATTTGAGAAAAACTTTATCGGTGAATCTGAAGTCGATATGGAAAAGATCGCGACGGCAAGAACTGAACAGCTTGAAGCCATTCTTGAGCTCGAAGGTGATGACATCAGTGATGAAGCAAAGGCTGCTATTGAAAAACAAATTCTTAAGAATAAAGGTTTTGAATTCGAAACTACTGAAAATGTATTTGGTGGTGAAGTTGAATCAATAAGTCAAGAATCTCTTCAAAAAGCTAGCACTGAAAGTATTAATGAAATGCTTTCTATGAGCGAAGGTGCTTTAAACGATTTCACTAGAATGAAACTTGAAGAGGAGCTTGCAGTCAGAGAAGTCCAAAAGGAAAGCGGCGAAAAACGTGGTATGGAAATACCTACTCAAGGAGATGCAGTAACTGTTCAAGATCCATTAATGTCTGAACTTCAAAAAATATCAGAACAAGATAGTCGTTCGGAATCAACATCAGTTACTGAAAAACGTGGTATGGAAATACCTACTCAAGGAGATGCAGTAACTGTTCAAGATCCGCTTATAGGAGAGCTCAAAAAGCAGATCGAACGAGATATGGCAAGAGAAGCGGCTTTTGCCGAAATGCGTGAAAAAGCAGAAAAAGAAAAATCAGTAATAGACGAAAAATCTTCGGAAAATATTGATAATAAATTTGAAAGATTTATCGGATCTGATATCATAGACAATGCTACCGCAACGGCCCAAGCACCAGCGAAAGCAACAGCTGGGTTTTTTATGGATAATGTTGAAGTTGACGATGATTTCTCAGAAACTGAACTTAATACAATAGATTCATCGGCTTCATTCTTAGGTGATCAAACTAGCAGTTTAAGTATGCAAAGCTCAACTGACACTCAAGAAAAATCAAACATATCAAATGTAATTGCAGCTATGGGTCCAGTCTTTGGTCCTATAGGCCCGATGTTGGCCAATGTACTTGAATCTGCGGTATCTTCAGAAAAATTTGGTTCCGTACTTGAAATGGTTAAAGGTCCTCTTGGTCCAATTAAAGATATGGTATCAAACTTCTTTATGCCTTCTCGTCAAGATCCTATTAAATCTGCTGAACAATCTGGATTATTTGAAAAGAGATTACTTGGCGAATCAGTAGTTAATATGGAAAAAATTTCAGAAGCCAGTAATGAACAGCTTCAAGCTATTCTTGCTTTGGAAGGTGATGATATCAGCAGTGATTCAAAAAGTGCAATTGAAACTGAACTTCAGAATAGAAAAGAATCTGAGTTAATTCAAGAAATCCCTGGGATTTTTATGGATAACGCCGAAGTTTATGATGACTTCGGAGTAGAAACAATTGCTCCTTTAGAAAATTCTCTTGTGACGCAAGACAATGATATTATGACAAAATCCGGTATATTGGAAAACTCATCAATAACAAATATAATGAAAGCTATTATGGGCCCGGTCTTTGGGCCAATGGGACCAATGATGGCTGATACTCTTGGATCTATTGTATCTTCAGAAAAATTTGGTTCTGTGCTTGAAACAGTTAAAAGCCCTCTTAGCTCAATTGGAAATGCGGTTTCATCGTTCTTTGATTTTGGGGGTGATGATTCAGCAACGCAAAATATCAATCAAAAAATAACTGATGTATTATCCGAAAGTGGGGTACAACAAAGCACTATTGAATCTATGGACTATGTTTCTGATTTAAGAAATGCTCAAGTTGAAAATAATGAATTAGCGTCTCAAGCAGAAAATTCAAATGTTGCAATGATGTCATCTGTTGCAAATAACACAAGGGCAACAACAAATAATAATAACACAACCGTAATTAACAATAACGGTCCGGCCATTGATGAAATTACAAAGGCCTTTGCATTTAACCCGAGTTATTAAAATGACAGAAAAAAATAGTGCAGATTTAAATAAAGATGGTATAGTTTCAGATACCGAATTAAAAATATATGAAACACGAGTAAAAACTCAAAGGAAACTCGCGGTTTCATCGTTTATTTTTACCATTGTATTCACTGCGATTTTAATGACGGATATCATTGAAATTGATAGAGTAAAAGCTTTATCTGATTTATTCGGTATGTTTTATATTACTATGGGAGGCATCGTAGCAGCATACTTTGGAGCAGCTGCTTGGATGCACAAATAATTTAGATCATTTTTAAAGCAAGCTCAGTTGTTTCATCTGTCCGCCGTGTCCAACCACGGCCGAATGTTTCGAAATGTTCTAAGCGATGATAATACAATAATCTATGCTCTTGGTATTTTTTTATTAATTGCTCAATACCATTTTCATTTACATATTCTTTTGTAACATGAAGAGTAAGCGGACCTATGACACCGTCTGGCGATGTTGATATAATTGATTGCAAATACCGTGAAGCTCGAGAAACTCCAGCATTAACGCCAAAATCAAAGACGCATAAGTCTAGACCATGTGGTAAATCACTGCATCGCATTTTATCCCAATATTGAATTCGATAGATTGGAGCAACATCATTGATAGTAAGATTTCGCATTTCTTCTTCATCAACTTCTTCTCCAATCCAATCTTCAAATACTCTTTTGGTGATTCCTAGGTTAGTCATACCGCCTGGGTCATTCGGATGATTAACATATCCTCCTTCATGCTGTAAAATAATGTTTAAGCAATTCTCAAAGTTTTCATTTGAATTCATATTACCTCCAGTATAAAAAATGGCGGGACTCTCACCCGCCTGCTGTTTTTCCACCTGCACGGTATCTAGGGAACAGCTAAACCGATCATTACTCAGCAGCCAACTTGGCAAAATACGACAAAGTATCGTCTTCATCATCATCTTCCGTGGATGCGGTTACTGGTTCTTCTTTACGTACCTTTTCTTTGATTTGCGGAGCAGGAGCTTCTTCATCCAAAGAAATCGATTCCGCAGTAGTCATTGGAGCACCTTCACCGAGTACACGATTCATTTTGGTTTTTAGCTCATCATATGACTTGTAATTTTTAGGATCCAAGAAATCCTGTAAAGAATGCAGTTTGTTATATACACCTTCTAATTCTGCATCTTCTCCGTCTAGGAATTCTGACTGACGAGCAAATTCAGATGAATCATAATTCACCCAACCTTGTACGTTACGGATTTTGATTTTAAAATCAGCGCCTTCCCAGAAATCAAATGGATTCATTGGTTCTTCGTCTTGGAACTGAGGTTGCATTACATCCATGATTTTGTCAAAGATCTTTTTACCAAACTTGTAAAGGAATACTTTACCTTCGTTTTGTGGATTAGCCGGATCAGATACCACATAAATGTTTGATACGTAATGCATACGACGTTTCTGTTTACGAGCAAGTTCTTTATCTTCTTCTCGACCAGAGTTCCAAAGCATTGAATTATATTCAGATACTGGATCCGCTTGACCGATTGAAGTCAGTGAGTTCTCGATGTACCAAAGGCCTGTAGGACCTTGAAAACCATGATCCCAGTATTTTACCCAAGGGAGGTCTTCGCCTTCTGGAGCAGGAAGGAATCGAACAACTGCATAGCCGTTGCCTGATTTGTCTCGAGAAGGTTTCCAAAAGCGATCGTCGCCGTATGATTTTTGTTGTTCGCCACCACCTGCTTTTTCAGCAGCTTTGACGAGAGCGTCGATTGAAGATGAGCGTGATTTTTTGAGTTTTGCAAATGACATATATTTTTCCTTTGATTAACTGAAATATCCAAAATAACATAATGTAGACAATTATTATACACTATTTTCTTTATTGTGTAAATAGTTTTAATATAACTTTTTTACACTTATTTAGATCTGCTTTTACAAACGGATCGTATTTATTTATAACGTTATAAACGTCAGGCCAAACGATTGTATCGGTAACCTCCTTATTTGCTTTCTTCATAAAGTTAGTTAACTTATTTAAAATGACAACTGTTTCAAGAGAAATATCCTCAGACAAATACTCAGACACAACATACGGATATGGACTATCTCCAATTAAAAATAGACCGTCAAAGCTGTCTACTTTATCCGATAGCTTTTGCATATCGCCTTCAAAATAATATGTTAATGCCTGATTGATTTTTTGCCATTCATTATAATTTTCTTCCTTTGATAACATATCGCCAACCCACTTTGATCCATTTATAAAATGAGAAACGTAAAAGTCAATCATATCAGATGGATCACTAAATCTTTTTGCTACCTTTGCAAAATAGTACTTATCCTTACGCTTCCAAAAACTTTTTGGATTTGCTGATGTTTTATAGTTATACTTAATAGCGTCATAGTCTGACGTAAAGTGTAATTTTAAAGCATTATAAAAGGCATAGGCATCATACGGTTGTATCATATCGGAAGTGTATTCCCTCCTTTAAGATAGTTCATTTCAATTGCTTCGGCTTCAATCTTTTGTAACAAAACATTTGATATAAACTTTGATGTTTCATTAGGCTCCATACCATTCTTTTCACAAAAATCTAAAATAGCATCAATGTATCCCATATTAGTTGTTGACACTATTTCTTCAATGATCATTGAAAACCTTTTTTTATTTAAAAAATCTTCGTGTTCAATCATAGTACTTTTTCAAACTTGGTTACATTATCAATAACAAAAGAACGCCATGCCAACTTGTTAACATCAAATACAGGCATTACTTTTTCGTTTGGAATTTTGTTTGGATCGCCTTTAGGAATTTGGTCAGTTGGAACATACGACAATTGACGAGTACATGTCATATCACGTACTTCCCCATCTACCTTTGTAAATACAACACGGCATAACCCTGTTGATAACTCGGTTAACATTTCATCTCGGCTTAACATAATAAACTCCTAGTTTCTTCTCATAGTTGAATAGTCTTTACAGTCTTGTTCTCTTGAGACTGGGACAAGATTTGATTTGTGCATTACTGCAATTCCGGTGATATAGTCTCCGGTGTATTCTTTTCTTTCCTTTTTTGCTGTTGCATTAGCTGTACTGCTCGTCTGTTCGAAGCTTGGATACTTCGGTTGATCTTGGTCTGAACGATACGTGGTCGGTGGTTCATACGGAATAAACTCCATCTTTCTTTTTGTTGGTGTTAAAAACTTTTGAAGTTTGCGTTCACGTGACTGCTGCTGAAGCTGCTTTTGACGCAGCTCCTTTTTCCAACGAGGAGTGGACATTAGTTCCACTCATTGTCAAACTTAGTAGTTTCGTGGTATACTTCTCCATAGTATTCTTTGGCATACTTTGGAGCATCGGTCCAATGGTTATAGTTTTCGTCAAGACGACCAATTTCTTTAACTAAGGTTTTTTCTTCTTCATCGGCAAGACGAGAAGCATAACCAACTGCGTTGTGGCTAGAAGCTTTGATTTTTGCAACCAATGCTTTACGACGATTGATTTTTTCTTGAGCAGCTTTGATCATTGCAATGCGATCCATAATGTAATCCTCTATCAAAATTTATACAACAATTATATCAAATAAAACAAGAGATGTAAATAGTTTTTTTAAACTTTCTTAAGAAAGTGTGGAGACACGGTCCAAATGGCGCCGTTGCTATTAACCTTGATGTTAACTTTGTTAATTTTTCCAACTGAACCTTCTACACGCTGACCGCGTTTAGTCACAAATGATACACGATCGCCAACGGTAAATTTTGATTTAACTTCATTGCGACTTTCTCGAATTTTTTTATTTGCAGCATCCACAACAATTCGGTTAAGATCAATTAAGTCTTCCTGAGACATTTTAGAAATAGCGTTAAGAACAGTTTTTGAAATAGCCATGATATAATTTCCTTTCAATTTTTCCATTTGTTGATACCATTATAATCTATATTTGAAAGGATGTATACAACTTTTTTCACCGTTTTTAGAATAAAAAAGAATAAAAAAAGGAACCGTAGTTCCTTTTTATTCCTTAGACTCTTTTTTTGTAAACCTTCCCTTTGGATCTCCCCAATAGTCAAAACCTGACATTGTAATGAAAGGACGGTCTTTTTCATTTTCGTTGGGGTTAGGTATTGTGATCTTAGTTCGTTTGCCTTTTAAATGCGCACTAATTTTTCTGTTCATTTTTTTCATACTGTTAATAGCATCATTATGATTAACTTTAGTGTCTTTTTTAATAATAGTGTTCATTCAATCATCCTCTATAAATGTTTAAAATATAATCTGAAAATTCTTCCACTTTGCTAACACGGTTTGGCCAATAAATGTATTCTTTTTCTGGGTTTGCCGCTAAATTTGTCAATAGAGGAACTATAGAATTATATAGCTTGTCCAATCGAGCCTGTAACTCTTCAGCCGTTCCTTGAATAGACTGAGTAGTTGCAGTGAGCTCTTGTACTGCTTCGAGCTCTTCTTCGTTTACTGTAGTAAAACCAAAGTCATTAAAATTAAATCCACTCATAGCGCATTCTCTTCTACATTGTTTTCATCTTGATTATCTGATGTGTTACGATCAAAACCATCTCGATGTATTTTCCCAGT